CGAAAGAATGTGCGTTACCGGCCGCATATTCTGTACAAGCAATTATGCGACGTTTTCCCTCCGGAGGACTGGAATTACAGTCACCCGTGGGACGTCGTGACCGGATCTGCTGCTTTTAAAGAGCTAAAGGCTGCTATGTTAGATCAGCCATCTTCTAGGTTTAAATTCGTCCCAAAGACGTATGGAAAACCTAGGGGAATATGCATAGAGGAATTGGAAACACAGTTCTTACAACAAGCGCTTAAGGGCGCAATGTATCATGTTATGGAGTCGCACCCGCTGACAAAGGGGCGCGTTAACTTCACACGACAGGATACGAACCGTGAGTTGGCGTTATCGTCATCAGCAACGGGCATGTTTGCAACATTGGACATGTCTGCTGCATCGGATCGTGTTTCGAGGCATCTTGTGAGACACCTGTTTCACGACTGTCCCGATATGCTCGAGGCGTTGCTTGCGACGTCAACGAGGAATATCACGCTTCCGGAGGGGATGATCGAATTTCCTAGCGATTTACCTGCTGAGAAATTTGCCCCTATGGGATCCGCCACGTGTTTTCCGATTATGGCCCTGGTCCATTTCGTCTTGATCAGAGCCATTCTTGACCTCAGTACTGTCCCACGTTCTTCAGCTCGTGATGTCTATGTATATGGTGATGACATTCTTGTCAGAACTGAATGCGTAGATGCCGTGTACGACTACTTGCCTCTTTTCGGTATGAAGTTTAATACCGATAAAAGCTTTAGTCGATGGCACTTCCGCGAGTCGTGTGGGATGGATGCCTTAAAAGGCGTGGCAATTACCCCGGTGTACTTTAAGTACATTCCGAAGTTGAATTCACCTCGCAATGTAGTTTTGAGTCTCTTAAGTTCTGAGGCGACCTTGTTTAAAAACGGGTTCTTCGAAACTGCAAAGCTTCTCCGCTCCAAGTTGTCGAAGGTTAGATGTTTGAGGGGGTATACACCTCTCCCTTACACGTCTCCAAAATCACCAATTCTCGGATTCGTTCGGGAATCATGTGATGCGCCGTCCTGCCGACACATCGGTTTGAAACGACGCTATGACTCGGAGCTCCACCGGTTTGAAGTCAAAGTTGTCTGTGCTGTTCCTTCCCAGGAGCAGCTGACGATTGACCGACCGGAGGAAGCCTACCTGCGTAGCTTTTGCGATAGAGGGATTAACACTCCCAACGTACGAAGTGACCATTTCGGACAATCAGTGTTGAGTCTTTACTCGACAATTGATCATCCTCGATGTGTGCGACGTACTCTCGCGAAAGATTTTGCTCTCGCAGATGCAGCTGAAACACTGCTATCGGCAGAGGAGGTGAAGGATACATCAGAGGAACCACCACGGTTCCTAACGATGTGGTGTCCAGAGTCCGCGCTCTAGCAGGAGCGAGCGTAAGCAGAGGACACCCGGGGCGAGAGAGTTTGCGTTTAAGCCAACTCCACGTTTCCTATCAAGGAGACATAGGTACAATGGAGGGCCGCCGGGAAATTAAGGCGGCCAGGTGTAGACGCAGG